CGCCGAATGTCTGTTTCGTCTCCGCGCGTTCAGCGCGACCGCCGACTTCTCCGCTAAGTTGCAAGACTGGCGAGCGTCTCTGTTTCGTGTGAACCGCGCAGGTGCCACCACTTTCCCCCTCCTCTGGACGCCGACGGTGACTCTCGGCATGCAGGATCAGCTCGGGCACGGAGTATGTGCTTGTGATCATGCCCCTGTCGTGGGCGAAGAGTGCGCTTCGTGCACTATCGCCCCCGCGACCTCTTTCAGCTATCCGTTGCTGATAACGTCGGGACATTTGTATCAACCGGAGCGATCAACCTGGTCCACCGTCGTGGCTGCGGCCGCGCGCGACTTCGTCGACCCGTTCGGCTTCTACTCCTCACCCGAGTCCGAGGCCGCTTCGATGACGCGCGTTCGAGCGCTTCTGGCCCCCGCCGTCAAGGTGTTGGCCGAAGTTGTCTCGACCCATGCCAAAACAACTCCGCTTGCCACGCGTGAAGCGTGCGTTCAGGCGCTGGGCGGTTACAAGGGGCAGGCTTTTGATGGAGCCTGGCATGACGCCGATCTGTGCGGCGTCGTGAAACGCACTGCTTTGCAAGTCAAGTACAACGAAACGTTGAAGGCGGCGCGCATCGGCATCCATGGCACGGTCGAGGTCAAACCTCGTTCGGTTAAAAATGTGCACACAACTCTCCAGACCCATATAATCCCCGTCTCGCGCATGCTGGCGGTGGTGTTGAAGGAAGTCTTCGACGGCAACACGGTGTTTCGCATTGGTGACTACGACGTTCGTATCATCATGGCCCACGCCACTGCCGCCAACATGACTCGTTACGCCACCATGTTGCAGTGCCCCGAGATCGTGGTGTTGGTGTCCTGCGACGACACGGTGGTTTCCACTGGCCGATACGCCCGTGAGGCGGGATTTGCTTGCCAGGAGACTGACTACGAGTCGTTTGACCAAAGTCAAAGCCGGCCATTCTGGGAGGGGGACTTCGAAATCCTCCACTCGGTGTGGTCGTCCCGCGCTTGGTGGTTGATGCACGACGAAATCAATTGTGCCCCGGTCAAAGCAAAAGTTGACAGCCCGTACCGCAATGCACGTCGTGACGAGATTCTCGCGACTTTGCGGTATTGCATGCGCACAGGCGTCGGCACAACATCAGAC